GCTGTCGCTGCCCTCCCAGGATTCTGGCGTTGACGGCAGGATCTGCACGCCAAGCGGCTCGGCGATCGGCGCGCTTCCCTCCCATGATTCTGGCAGGATCTGCACGCCAAGCGGTGGCGTGCGGGGGCGCCGGGATTCGTTGCGGTCGCCGAGGATCGTGCCAGGGCGGCGGGGAGGCTTGTGGTCTGTCATGGAGGATCTCCTGCCAGCTCACATCGGATGACGAGCAGTGACGTGTCGCCATGCTCGCGCACGATCACGTGGGTCCGGTCTCCGAGGCACTCCATCAGCGACATCGGACGTTCCGCGAAGATCAGCCTGCAACCATCCACCGTCGGAACCGCTGCGACTGAATCAAACGTGCCCACCGCTGCCGCGCATGGCGATGACTTCCCGCCGCGCACCGACGCTGAGCCTTCGTGTTGCTGGACGATAGGGACTGGCGCTCGACTGCCGCCGACGATGACCGCTCCGACCATGCCGGCAACGAGCGCGGCAACCGTCGTAGGTCCGTACGTCTTGAGCGTGTCCATCAGTGACCCCAGCAGTTGTAGGAAAAGTTGTTGCAGTTCGCGGCGGCCAGTGTCGACGTGTTGAAGCAGTTGAACACCGGCGCAGTCGCACTCGGCGTCACGTAGATGCCTTGTGCTGAGCCCTCGATCTGCGCTTCGCAAAACGCCGTGGTGCCGAAGCCGCCCGAGAACGTGATGGTCACGCTCGTGAACGCGCCAACTGCGGTGACGCGCCCGACGAAGTTGCTCGAGCTCGCGTCAAGCGTGCCGTGGTTCGCGGTCGGCGCGACCGATGCCTGCGCAATGGCAGCGCGGGTGTTGCTCGTGAAGTCGCCGCCTCCGAGCGTCAGCGTGGTCTCGATCTTCGCCTGCGTCGAGACGTCAAACAGTGCAGTGTTGGCGTAGAGGATCGCCATTTGCGAGCCGAGACCGAGATACATGTTCCCACCCGTCGTCTGAAGCGCGTAGTTCGTCTGGCCGTTGTTCGCGTCGAGGAGGAGAGCAATGTTCGTCAGCGTGTTGCCGCCCGTCGATCGTGTCGCGTCCTGCGCGATGATCGCTCCGTACGCCGTGCGACCTACCGCGGTCGTGTCGTACGACCCGGTGTCGCGCACGTAGATGTTCTGCGGACTGAGAGCGCGGCTCGTGAGCTGCTGATCAACCATCAGCGTTGTGTTGGCGACACCCGCGCTCGCCGTCACACCAGAGACGAGCAAGCCATTGGTCATGATCACGTCGCGCGCGTCGAACAGGTAATCGCCCTTGCTCATCGGGATCCATCCGCCCGTGTCGCGCTGGTGATAGAACATCATCCCGCGGTTCTGCGGCAGCACGATGTCAGCTTGGGCTCCGCCGAGGCTGACTTGCCACTGGTTGACCGCGACCGAGCTCGCGTCCAAGTTGGTCAACTTGAGGTTGCCCGGGCCGAGGTTGATCACGTATTTGACAGGCCCTTGACCCTCGACGTTTTGCGATCCGTTCGGCGCGTACTTCATTCCGGTCACCGTCGCGGAGCCCGCACCCGTGGTGCTCAGCATGACCACCGAGTAGCTGGTCAGCGCAGGATCGCCGCCGGCCTCGCACGAGCCGGCGATGGGACCGCCGACGATCGGGCACGTGTCGGGCGCGTTGTAATCGTTGACCGTCGTTCCACTCGTGATCGGCGCCGTCACCGAGTACGGAAACAGGCCGAACTGCTTCACTGCGGAGTTTCCGACGCGACCAACACTACTGACGACAAGCCATCGCTTTGTCGTCGGATCCGACTGGTCGGGCTGTACGTAGAGGAAATCAGCGCACGAGGTCTGTCCGATGATGAATCGATGCGTCGAAGTCTGCGCACTGTTGCGCGCGTAGCCAGGATTCCAGATTCGGTTGTTCGCGAACGAGTTCGTGTCCTCGGCCGAGAATCCGACGGCGCCATCGTCCTGCGGGCTGTTCGCGTTACAGATCGTGATCCGCGTGCCGAGTGGCAGCGCTGCGCCGATCGCGTCGATCCCGGTGACCCAGTTGCCGTGGTTGTCGCCCGCCTGGATCTGATACGTCGACTTCGTGCCGAGTCCGGTCGGGTGCCAGTTGTCGAGGCGAGCGCCGTCTGTGGCAAGCACGCCGGCCTGCACGAGTGAGGTGCGGACCTGATCGACGACGAGCGTGTCACCCGAACCGGCCTGCACGATGCGACCACCCGTGACGGCGAGTGGCACCTTATCGCCTGCGGAGGCGATCGCCGCGATGATAGCTACGACCAGTGGAATGGAGAGAAGCGCGGTCTTCATCAGAGTCCGATCGGCGGCTGAACCAGAAGCCGCAGCTGGGTAGTGGAGAGGGCGACGCCAAGGGCGGTCACAAACTGACTAGCTGCAATCGGCGCCGTCGTGGTGATCTTCCCCGCGGTCACGTCAAGCCAATACTGCATGCCGAACACGAGCCCCCCCGATCCGCCTGTGCGCGCATCCCATTGCGCGGTGGTAAGCGCGACGACGTTCGTGGCTTGCACCGATCCTGTTGCGCCGTTTACGCAGTCCGCGGTGAGAATCCCAACGACCGTGGCCGCCGCAAGGCTGGTCGCGACCGCTGCGGCGAACGAACCGCCCGCCGATCCGTAGACAGGCGTGCCAGCCGACAATGTCCCTCCGCTTGCATTGATCAGCGGGAATGTCGCCGAAGCGCCGCCACCGCCAGATCCGCCGCCGATTATGATCTTCGCCTGCGTCGCCGAGAGTCCGGCGAGTACGGCGACGCCGCTCGCGTTGCTGGTCGTCAGCGTGCCAGCGACCGTGGCGGAGAGGTAGTACGTGACACCGAACGCCAGGCCGCCGCTCGTGCCGCAGACCGCATCCCATTGGGCGGTGGTTGCGGTGATCACGCCAGTCGTCAGGATGTTGCCGCTGGCAGCGGGACGCACAAGCGGGTCCACCACGACGCCGATTACAGCGGCCTTCGCCGAGCCATCGCCAAGTGCGAGCTTGAAGCCACCGGCCGCGTCCGAGTAGGCCGGTTGACAGATCGTCGCGTTGATCGCCTCGTCATTGACGAGAGTAACCCACGGCAAAACCGTCGGCACGCCGGTGAGGAACGCCACTCTAGTACCGTCCTGATCCCGCGCAGAGCTTGCTCATCACGCTTGCTTCCCGTGGATGTACTGCCGGACTGAACCTGCCGTAGTGACGACCCATTCCGTGCGACCACGGCGAGCGCCATTGGTCACGAGCTCGAACAAAGCGCCGCCCGCGGTGCCGCCCGCGACCACGGCGCCCGTGACCGACGACGTGCCGCCGACGACATCCGGTGCAGTCGGCAGCGTCTTTGGGATCCACAGTCCAACGGTCGGCAGTGCATTACCGGCGACGTCGATACCATTCGAGGAATCCGTATACGGTTGTCCAGTGCTCTTGTACGCGGGCATGTTGGACGAGTGATATTTGATACTCGTCGCGACAAGCACCGCGTCCCACGAGACATGAATTGAGACCACGTTTGCGTCAGGCACGCTCGCGTCGATGTACCAGATCCCGGCACTGAGCGTGTAGCCCTTGCCGAGTTCGTACTTCGCGAGTGTACCGTCCGATTTCACCGCGTCTGGAATTGATTGCTTGGAAAACATGCTCTCTCCTACCGGTCCAAACGGGTCATCGTACGATCGCCGATTGACATCGACGATGTCAAGGTCGGATGCGGTGCCTGCATGGTTGCTTGTGCCACGGTGTTTGCGGCCTGTAAATATGCCGCGTGATCGGGTTTCATTGTCGAGTCCATCGGTAGTCCAGTGAGTGACGAGATCGCCACTCGACGCATGTATGACGGCATCTTGCCTTCACGCCCGAGCATCTCGACGAGCTTCTGTTGCGCCTGCGCGTACAGCTGTGGATAGCAGTTCTTGATGCAGTCGACCTCAGCGGTTCGAGCGACGCCACCGTCCGCAACGCGCTCGAAGATCGCCGATGGATCGTGCGATGCCGCGAGCACGTGACCAAACGCGACCATCTCGGCCTTGCTCGGCAACACGGCCGCCTGGCCTGGTAGCGGTACACCGTCAGGCTTGGGAGCCTGGTTGTAGAGATACGTGAGTTTGTTAGTCTCGGCCGCGATGATCGCGTTTAGGATCGTCGGGTCGCTGGTATTCACGCGTTGCTTGACCGCTTGCGCGATGGCATCTGGTTGCTGCGACGCCGCGAGCTCGCCGAGACGCTGCGTGTACAGCGCGCCGATATCGCCCTTGTCGGGCTCGCTCGAATACGCCTTCTTCGCGGTGCCTGCGTCGAACAGCTTGAAGCCGAGCGCCGCCGCGCCGCCAATGTCGGGTGCCTTCGATGCGAGACGATCCGCGGTGTTGTTGAGCATCCGGCCCATCGCTCCGTTGATGCGGTTCTGTGTTTCGACGGCTTTCGCGGCGATCGTGCCCTCGGCCGTCGCCGCAAACGATCCGCCGTATTTGCCGAGGAGCTTGCCGGCGATCTTGGCCTTCAGATACAGCGACAAGATCGGGCCGATCACCGGAATGTTTTTGGGATCCGGAAGCGGAACGCCGATCGTGCGCAACGCTTCGTACATCGTGCCGACGTCCGACGCGCGCTTGGCGAGCCCACCGATCATTGACTTGCCGTGCGGTAGCGCAGTTGCCGGGACGCCGCGATCGGCCGCGTCGAGGTGGTCGATATCGCGCGCGGTGTTCGCCGCGTTCTGGTTCGCCGCATGCTCCTGCGCGGCTCGAAACTGCGCGGCATGCTCCTTGGCTTGCTGCGATGCCGAGTCGCCCAGTGCATCGGTGAGGCTCGCTTTGGCGGCCTCGTAACGCGTGATCTTGGGAGCGATGTCGCTGATGTCCTCGTTGACGTCCTTGGACTTCGCGAGCGCGTTCTCGACCGCGGTGTCCGGATCAATCGGCTTGTCGACGCCCTTGATGATGCGTTGGCCGAGCGAGAGCGGCTCTTTCGATGCTGCCATCGCCTGGAGTTGCTCGGTCAGATCACCGGCCGGCTGCTTGGCCAGCGATTGGATCATGTCGGCGCGCGCTTCGGCGAGCTCGTGGAGCTGGCCCGTGAGACGTTGCGTCGACGCTGCCCGGATGTCGACGATCGGCTTGCCGGCTGCGTACGCCGCATAGACGTCGTCCTGTGCCTGCGCTGCGGCCTTGCGGCCCGCGTATGTCGCGCGCGCCATCAACTCGACACCTGACGTCGAGACGTTCGCGCCATCGGCGGTAGCGGCTGCGTACGCATCGTGAGACGCGACGGCCGCGTTCTGTCTGGCAACGGCCTGCACCGACTTCGGTGCCTGGATGTCGCCGAGACGATCGCCAGGCGCGGTGCGCCCTGGATCCATCGGGTCGGAAAAGTACGCCTTGATCGTCTCGTCCTCGGGGGTCTTCGCTTCGAAGTCTTTGGCCCAGTCCGAGAGGCGCTGACGACGTGAGGCCGCGTTGGCTGCGTCGTACTCGACCGCGCCATCGGGGAACTTCTCGCGCCACGACTTGATGAGCTGGCGAGCGTCCTTGGCTGGCACGGCTGCGGGGGTTGGCGTCTCAGCGACCGGCGCGGCCTCGGCGATGCCTGGTGCTGCGGCCTCGGCGACCGGCGTACCGGCCGCTGGTGCCTCTCCGATCGCCGGCGCTTCGCCCACGACCGGATCCTTGACCAGCCGCAGGTTCGGCACGCCGCCCTCCTGCACCGTGCGCATGTCAGCGGCCTGCTGGAGCCCAGCGCTGCGCTCCGACTCGAGGTCGGTGATAAACTGCTGCGTCTCGCGATCGGTTTGCGTGACGGCTTGCTGGCCCGTGCGATCGAGTCCAGACGACGTGTCGATCGAATCGCCGATCGCCCGTTTCGCGCCGAGCTTCGCGACCGCCACGGCCTCGGGGGTCGACTCGGACAACGGAAACAGCCGCCGCGCCGCGATGAGTCCGTTGCTCGCCACGGATAGCGCGCCTGCGCCAACGCCGCCGTAAAACGCGCCCTTGCCCATCGCGCCAACGAAGCCTTCGGCCGACAGATCACGGTTGCCGAGCGCGACGTCTGAGACGTAGGCGCCAGCGTTGTACAGCGAGCCCTCAGCGGCGCCGGCTGCGACAGTACCGATAAGGCCACCGCCGGTGCGCTCGGCGATGCGTGCGCCAAGACGTGAGGTCAGTCCTGCCGGGGTGAGGCTCGCGAGTCCGGCCTCGTCGCCGAGGAGAGCGGGCGCGATGGCGCCTGTCAACTGACCGGCCATCGATGCGTAGGGGTGTTCGTCGCGAAGTGCCTGGAGATCCCCGCCGCCACCAAGCGCCGAGATGCCGGCATCAGATAGTCCGAGGGTCGCTCCACTCAGGGCATTCGCACCGAACGCAGCTGCGGTGCCGAGTGCACCGCCATAGGTGTCATGACGGACATGATCGGAGACGCGCTGTGCGGCTTCGTCGCTTTGCTCGACGCGGTATCCTTCCTGGACGAGCGCGCCAGCCTTGTCGATCGGCGCGGTAATAGTGTCGCCATGGTCATTGACGAGATTGACAGTCGCGTCGCCCACTATTTGGCTCCGACGATTTGTACGAGCGCGGCCTTTGCCTTGATGTCACCCGCATCGGCGCGCCGAATGATTTCCTGCCGAGCGTCGCGTTGCTCGGCGCTGTCACGTTGACCGCGCAGTGCTTGCGTGGTGAGCGCGTCGATCGGCGCCTGCTCGATCATGCTCTGTGCTGCCGTGGTCTGCGCTGCACCGCCATACGATGAGTCGCGCGCCGTCGTGCTCGATGATGTTGACGTCGGCTCGATCGGAAGCGTCGACGCTCCCGCATTCGCGTTCACCGCGGCCTGTGTCTGCGTTGCGAGCGCGTAGTCTTTGATGGCTTTGCTCTGCGCGGTTTGTGTCGCCTGATCGAGATTCGCTTCGGCTTTCTTCTTGTCGGCTGCGGATGCCTTTGGATTGGAGAGAATCTCGCCCCATCCATCGATCGTCTGTTTCTGCGATGGGAGCATCCCGACCTTGTCGAGCTGCTCTGTCATCTTGCGTTGAAACCCTTGGACGTCACTACGGGCACGCGGATCCCATGTGGTGATGTCGTTTGGACTGTTTCCGGTCGTTTCGGACGTGTACTGGTCAACCGTCGGCTGGCGCAAGACATGTGCGAGTTGCTGATCGTCGGGTGACGGCGCAACCTTCAGCTTGATCGGGTCAGCGAATTCGATTTTCTTGCCGGTGTAGCCGGCGCCACGCATTCTCGAATCGAGCTGATCCACAATCGTTGATCGAGATGTGTCGAGCGCTCCCATCAGGTTCTTCACGCTGTCCGCATCAAGACCTCCGGTCAATTCTTGCTTGGCGAGTTCTACGGCCTCACCGGATAGGCGATTGATGCCGGAGGCTGTATGCATATCGAGCAGTGCACGAGCCTGTGCCTGCATGAGAGCGCGGCCCTCTTCGTTGTGCGCAACCCAGTTGTCAAACTGTTCGTTGGTTGAAAACTCGGAGCGCTTCTTGCGAAGAACATCGATTGCCTTGACGCCGTCGATTGTGGCGGCACGAAAACCAGTCAGTTCTTCGCTAATCTTGCCCTTTTCGGCGAGCCACGGCTCCTGTACGCCATCCTTGCCGGGCTCCTGCATGGCGGGCTCGTAGTGAGCGGTTCCATCTGCGTTGAGTCCCGTCGGAACCATGGCGCCGCGCTCTGTAACCTCCGCCTGCTGCGCTTGGCCCTGTGCGTTGTACTCAGCGACCTTGAGCGCGAAGTCTTTATCTTGCTGCGTAAGCGCATCTTTGTGCTCTTGCCGCCTTAGGGCGAGCTCGCCGTAGGACACACCGAGTGTGTTGTTCTTGTACTGCTGATCCGCCGCAGTCTTCTGCGCCTCGAGCTTGCGGTTCGCGAGACCCATCGTGATGCCGGCGGACTGCTGATCGAGTCCCGCTTGCAGTTGCTCTCCTCGTGCCTTGAGCTGCGGGTTCGCCGACTGCGCCGTGATGGTCGCGATCTGATTCTTGACCGCCTGGAGCTCGGCTGCCTTGGCGACGTCCTGATCCTGGCGATCGTCCGTCGCAGTTTGACGCGACGTCTCGAGCAGATCCTTTGTTCCAGCGGCCGTATCTCCGAGCGACTTCTTCTTGGCCCACTGGTCGGCGATGTTCGCGTCGATCCGCTTGTTGATGATCTCAAGCGCCGCGTTCGGTCCGTTGCGATGCGCGATGGCGTCGCCGATGCCGGACAACGCAACGGCGATGAGGCCGCCCATGCCGATGTCGCGGTTCGTGTTGACCTTGAGATCCGCCGCGTCCTTGATTTGCTGCGCGTATTGTTGCGCGTATTGCTGCGTAGCAGCCTGATCGTGTGCGCGCTGAGCGGCGTTGATCTTTTCCTGGGCGGCTTGGCGAGCAGCGCTGTCGGCCTGTGCCGTCGCCACAGCAGTGTTCTGTGCAGCCTGCGCAGCCTCGGCATCTGCCTGCGCCTGTCGCTCCTTGTCGATGACCGCTCGGTTTTCAGCATCGGCCTTTTGCGCGATGCCATCCGGCGAAGCCTCAAATGCCTTTTGCTGTGCCTGTTGCGCCGCGTACATCTTGTTATTCGCCGCGGTCTGATTCGGCGTGAGCGCGTCGTACGTACCGATCACCTGATCGGGTCCAGATGCTACTGGCAACCCGACAGTCGGTGGCGGCGTGGCCTGCACCGACGCGTCTGGAGGCGCCAACACGCCGCCGGTAACAGACTGCGGCTGGACTTCGGGCGTGTAGGCCGTCGCGAGATTGTCGCCGCCCATGCCGGTGCCGGTCGGTGTGTTGAGTTGCTGTGGAGCGGGCTGCGGCGCAAATCCGTTTTGCACGCCACTCACGACGCTCGGATCGAGCCCGTATGGCGACGGCCCCTGAGCAGGCATCGGTGCGGCCTGCGGAGGCATGCCGTAGCCGATCGCAGGCTGCGCAAGCACCGACGGGTCGAGGCCGTAATCAGCCACCCGTCGCCTCGAGCTTCTTCAGGCGCTCGTTGAGACGCGCAGTAGATGCAAGTGCGGCCGACACGGCCTTGCCGACGTCGAAGCCCTTCATGCCGGGGGAATCTGGCAGGTCGACGACGAGCGCCGATCCGGCCTTCGACTTCGCGAGGTCGCCGGCCATGATGCCGGCGCGCGGGCCCGCACCGAATTTCTTCTCGTCCTTGTAGCGATACGTTTTCGCGACGAGGTTGTTAAGCATGTCGTCGATGTCGTTGCCGGCATCGCTGATATCTGTCTTGAGACGCTCGTCGGATGCGGCGGTACCCGAGTTGCCGTATTTCGCGGCGAGCACCGAGCCCGCCGCGCTGATCATGCCGCCTTGCAGTGCGCGCTGATTGTTGGCGTCGTTGTTGTACTGTTGATATTGCTGATTGTTCTGCGCGGCATTCATGCCGATGTCGGCATTGAGATAGCCGAGTCCGCGGCTCGTATTGAGGCCGTATTGCTGCTGTTGGAGGTTCGCGTTCTGACCCGCAACGCCGATGTCTTGGCCGCGACCCTGATCGAGAACGTTCGATAACTGGCCCTGCGCCATTTGCTGGTCTTGCAGTGCTGCTTGCTGCGACTGGCCTACGCCCTGAAGGCCGATGCCTGCCTGATTGTTCGCCGCGCCGCGAAACGCAAGCGCTGCGTTCTGACCGCCGCGCGCCATGTGCGCCATGGCTTGCTGTTGCATCATCGCCTGCTGGACCTGTCGTTGTGCGGCGAGCTCGCCGGCACCTTGCTGTTGCCCCGAGGCGATGCCCTGGAGACGCTGAGCCTGTGCGATCTGCATCGCGCGAAACTGCTGTTGCGTTGTCGATAGCTGCGGCGCCATGCCGTTCGCGCTGGCCATGCCGTTTGCGATCGACGAATCGATCTGACCCTGATCGCGATACGTGGACCCGGGCTTCGGGTCGTCCGATCCGCTGAACAGTCCGATCGCGCCACCGATGACGCCACCTGCGGCAGCGCCCCAGGGTCCCGCAACTGAGCCCATGGCTGCGCCAGACGCTGCGCCTGTTAGTGCTCCACTTCCGCTGAGACTCATTGGGACCTCGATGCTCCGGGTACGAATTTCGGATTAAGCACGCCGCCGATCAACAGCAGTTCGCTCAGGTCAAATGACGCGCCGTAGTCGTCTGCTGCCTCGGCATCCTCGATGACGAACGAGATTGCCTGGCATCTGACGTTAAGATGGAATTGCTCTTGATACACGGTGTTTGGTCCGAGCGATCCGCTGTAGTCGACAACTCCATACGCGCCCGCCCCGTACAGGGACGGAGTATACGTCGAATTGACGTCGACCGGATCCAGAACCGTATAGCCATCCTCGTAGTCGAGTCGATAGCTCACCGAGAGCTGATGCCTGGAGTAGTACGTACCGAGGATCATCACGTACAGCACCTTCTGCCAGCCCTGGAGGTAGCCTGAGAACTTGATCCACGACGTCTCGACGCGTCGCTTGATGTGCCGAGTGCCGTCGCGATACACGCCAGGCGTCTCGACGTACACGGTCCCGTCGGTGCTCAGGTAGTAGTACGAGCCATTGAGCACGACCGCATCGAGGCCAACATGGTTCGTGAACGTCGACCACGCATTGCGGTTGTAGTCGTAGAGCAGCGTGCGGCCCTGATCGACGTCGGTCAGGAATACGATATGCGTCCGATCGGGAAGCAACGTGGCGCGCGAGATGTGCTGCGCGCGATACGCGAATACATCATCTCCAATGCTCTTGATCTGGAGGCTGCGATCGAGCAAAACAGGACCCTTGCTCGTCTGAAAGACGATGCCTAGTGGCACGTTCGAGATGCTGCCCGGCGACGAGCATCCGACGTCCGTGGTCACGAGCTGCGGCTGCGTCCATGCGTTGGACGGGTTCAGCAATCCGCCATCGGCATCGGGGCCGGGTCCGCCGAACGCAAAGATCGCCGTCTGTTTGAAGATGACCACCGTGTCGTCCATCACGGCGAGCGCGATGATATCGCCGCCATGTGGATCCACGCGCACCGATAGCGCCGCGCTGAGCTCGGCGGCGGTGTCGTCGCGAAGTGCCTGCGAATAGTTGACGAGATTGCCGTCGAGCGGATCGAGCCAAAACAACCGCGTCTTGCCGCCGACGATTGCCGCGCCACCGCTCTGCTCGGGGTCGTTGGAGAGGATGCCACCGTTGGTGTAGATCGGCTCGAGCGTCAGCGCGGCCGCGTCGCTCATGTTGTCGATAAACGTCAGGCTGTCGACGGTCGGATCGTTAAGCAGGTAGCCATTCGGCCCGGTGGCAGTTGGATTTACCGACGAGACGCGGTTAAATCCTGCGTTGGTGTTCGCCTGCGATCGGAACACGCCGATCCGGACATGCTGCTTGGACGTCAGCCGGTACGTTGGGATCGTCAGCGTAACGGCGCTGTTGCCGGCCGTGAGCGTGATCGGAACCGGAATGGACTGCGCGCCGGGGTGCAGCTCGCCTTGCGCGTCGATCTCCTCGTAAATGATTTTGTAGTTGTATGCACCGGACGCGGTCAGAGCGCCGCCGACGCCTTGCGACGTCGCGATCGTGCCGCTCGCGGTGTCGGGTGCGCAATGGAAGTTGTGCTCTGACCAGCGCGAGCCATCGTAGTGCTGGATCAGCGCGCCGGCCAGGTACATGCCGTTGCCGAGCACCGCGGTGTGGAACGAATCGGCATGGTTGTAGTCGAGCGAGAACAGCCGGATGCCCTGCTCGCCGAACTGCTTTCCGCTGGTGCCCGTGAGCTGGATGCGATAGCCCAGCGCGATCTGATGCTGGCGCGAGAAGCTCGAGGGCGGGCCGCTCAGCGTGGACGGCGCACTAGACGGTGCAATCGGCGTCACCGACGGCAGGATCGGCCGGGTGAGTTGTCCGCTTGCGAGTCCCGGGTGCAAGCGCGCCTGTGCTCGTCCACCAGCGCTGATTTGCACGACCGCGACGTATGGGAAGTACAGCGCCGGATGCACGAGCGAGACGTAAATCGCGCCGTTGTCGTTCCACGCGCGAGACGCGAGCGAGTGACCTAGGATCGTCTGCACGGTTGACGGCACGAGCGTAGCTAGCGGCAGGTTGCCGAACTGCGTAGAGCAGATATCCGCGGTAGCCGCGTTGCGCTCTCCTGCCCACCACAGCGAACTGCTATCCCACTCGACGGCGATGCGATTCCATTTTTGCGCAAAGCTCGCGCCGATAAGCCCGGTCGTGCTCGATCTAACGATGGTGGTCCCGTCGATAATGTCAGCGGTCGCGTATCCTGTGGCTGACGCAACGCCATTTTGGTAGACGACGCCGATCTGTACGGTGAGTACGCTCGAAACCAAACCCGAAATGAACGCCACACCGATCGCCGATCCCATGGCGCCGCTTGCTGGAAAAAATGTCGCCGCCGACGGCAATCCGGTAACCGGCGATCCGAGCACGCCGCTTGGATGGATGTATCCGACGCGGTAACCACCGGGGGTGACCCAGGCGATGCATCCGGGTTTGCTTGTCGCGTTGTACGAGTCGAGCGTCGACACCGCGTCGTAGCCCAGCACTGCCGGATCGAGATCGATGATCATCGGCATCGGTGTGCCGAACGCGGACGGCGCCGCGGGGTTGACGATCGATACCCACAGGATTGATCCGCTGACCCACAGCACGTGCAAGACCTCGCCGACGGCGAGACAGCGCGGCATCATGCCGGCTGCGTCGAGTTGAGTCGGCGGGGCGAGCAAGCGCTCGGTGCCGGCCTCGACGACGCTGGCCCACAAACCGCCCTGCGAGTCCTCCCAGGCCAGTACGGTTACGCCGTGGTTGGTCGCCGCGTCGGGAGCGGTCTGGTTAGTGCCAGTGCGCGCGAGTGCGGAGCCTGCCGCAACGATCGACTGCGTGGCGCCGATCGTCTGCCACGAGTCAGACGTTGGTCGGTAGCTCAGCGAGTTGCCGCCCGCGAACAGCACGAGCTCGTTCTGACGCACGCCGAGGCCGACGGCACCGGAGTACGTCAGGCCCGAGGAGTCGACGAGGCTGCCAAGGGCGCGATGACCGTTGCGCTTGGAGAGCGATCCCGATTTGTCGAAGACCGCATTTTGCAAATCGATCAGCTTCGTCGGCGCGACGAGCTTCGCATCGGTTCGCGTGTCAACGCCCGATGCGAATTGAAGTGCAAATGGAACCTTCTGGATCGCCACGGTGTTAGCAGCCGTGCTTTTTCGCCATCGCTTCGCCTGCGGCCTTGAGCTTGTCCGCCGCAGCGCGCGCGTTCATTTCAGCGTCCTTCATCTCCTTGACGAGCCAGCGGGGCTCGCTTGCAGCGGTGGGAACGGTGCCAGTGTCTTGCGGGGTTTCGATGTCTTTCATGGGGTGCCTTTCTAGGTGACTACCGTCGTATTGAGTACGACGGACAATACGTTACACGTGACTCCGGCCGCGACGACGACGTCGAGAGAAAGGAAACCGCCGGCGACCGTATAGAACGAGTACGTAAACGGCGTCGCTGGCGTTATCGTAATCGGCGAATACTGTCCGAGCGATGACGTCGTGGCCGTCGCACCCGTGATCGGCGCAAAGTTTCCGCCAGTTGTTCCGACCAGGAGACTGAACGTCACAGCTCCTCCGCCGGATACCCTGGCGTAGACCACGGCCGACGTGATGGTCATCAGTTGCTCGTCGACGATCGCCGGCGCCAGGAAGAAACCGTTTTCGCTCGATGCCGGACACTGAGCGCCCGCATATCCGATCGACGCCACCGAGGCCAGGCCGCCAGAGACGTTGTAAGAACCGGTGTACCGTATCGGAATCGTAAACGAGCGATTGCCACGCAGCGCGTGACCCGTCCCCTGGAATGTCATGTTCTGATTCGCGCCAAGAACGCCGTCTGTCAGCACCGCACCGGTCGTGCTCATTGTGAGCGGCGCGGCCTGCGCGGGAACTGCCGCCGGCAACGTCATCGAGTACGACGCCGCGAGCGCAGCAGGACTCTTGAGCGTCACCTTGTTCGTGATGCTCGCGGCCTTCTGATACAGATCGATGTCCCCCGTGGCGAACCCGGCCCACGGACGAGGCAAGCCTTCCTGCTGTGCGAGGTAGCGGCGCGTCGCGTCGTCGTACGAGAACAGCGCTGAGACGGCCGCGTAGTCCCCGCCGATCCCGCCAACCGCGGCCAGGTTCAGCTGGCCGGCGGCCGTGATCTGCACCGGTGTGCCGGAGCTGTTCCGCCACCACAGGTTGTTGTCCGCGACGTTGACGTAGAACGCGTTCGCGTAGCTTGTCATCGACGCCGCGGTCACCGGAACGAACGTGACCGTCTTCGCCGCGGTAAGCGCGTACGAAGCCCACGACACATCCGCGTTGATGCCGAGCGCAGATGATCGAATCAGCGATCCCTTGCCGCTCGTGTGATCGTGCTGCTCGACGAGGCCGAGCATCGTGTTTAGCGTGACGCCCCAGACATCCGTGCTTGCGCCCGGCGTTGGGAAAACGAGGTTCATCGGACCGCTCATGTCGTTCCGTCCTTGATCAAGCCGAGCGTGACAAGCGCTGCGATCAGCGACGTCAGCGCGACGTTTCCGCCCTTCGCGCCGGTCACCGTCAGCGGATTCGTCATCAGCTTCTGCAGCTGGCCGACCTTGGCCTCGAGCTTGTCAAGCCCGTCATCGAGCACCTGGCAGGCCAGCGATGGGTCATCGAGTGTCTGCCGGTGCAGCGTGCGTGCGCTCGCGGCCGGGCGAATGGGTTTTTGTGTCGCCATCAGTAGCTATCCTCATAGGGATCATCGCCTCCGCCCGTGTTTCGGCCGAGATACATCGGCTCGCTCGCATCGTGATCACCTGCCGTGCGCAGCTGGCCAGTGAGCTGCACGATCTTGCCTTCGATCTCCTGGGTCGGAAGATCCTGGCGCTGGTAGCAGTCGCGCAGTGCGATATGCAATACGAGCTTTTGCTCCACCGGCGTATCGAACTGCACGGTGTCAGTGTCGAGTAAGAGTTGTGGAGCCGCCGGGATGTAAAACACCCGCAACGTATCCGTGGACGAACCTGGAACCGGCACGAGTACGAGTCCCGCGGTCGTCGGGCGATACTTGTAGTTCGACGTCGATGGCTGCACGAGATGCGTATCGTCCACGTCGACCGAGAACAGCCGTCGCCATCGCGCTTGCGGATCGGTCGCGACGCCAGATGCGAGGAGCTCGACCTTGCGGAGCTTGTAGAAGTCCGTCGGCAGCGCATACGTGCTCGTTCCCGCCACGGTTGTGAACGTTGGCGAGACCACTGTGTAGTAGTCATCCCAGCGCTCGACGACGATGTTGTACGACTCCTCGAGCGCATCGTTTAGCAGCTCGTTCGCCACCGCCGGGGTGATGTCCTTCGAGCGCTCGTATCCACCCCGCACGAGCAGGGATTGACGAAGCTGGGCGAGGGTGCGGGTGTACATGGAGAGCCTATCGAAGCGACACGATCGCGCTCACACGTTGCCGTGTGAACGCTGTCCTATCGCCTTAGGTGTTCGAGTCTTGGCACTCGAACGCGATCACAAGCAGTCCCGAGGACGGCAGGTCGGTGGCGGCGCCAGCGGCTGCGTACGTGGTCACGGCAAGCTGCCGTGTCACCGTATTGACCGAGGTCACCGACGCCCACATACCCGCCACGCCGTAGACTTCCGACGGCGCGTTCAGCACCTTCGCGATCGTGAACGACTTGTCGTAGGTGATGGTGTAGACGCCGACGCCGGATCGCGTCGGAATCTCCGTCGGGTTCGCCGACAACACGTTCGCCTTCTTTGGGAAGTCAGGCGTAGCGTTGAGCGCCGCGATAGCGCCCGTCGGAGCCACCGGAGCAGCCGCACCGGCGCCCACGACCGCGAGCCGCATGTACTGCATGCAGTTCGGCCAGTCGAGTGCAGGTTGTCCGCCGTGACCGATCACTTAGAGCCTCCGCGCGACGACGGTGACGTTCGCCTGGATGTCGCCGGCAGCAAAGGTGTTGACCACCGTGAACTTCGCGCCCGCGGCGATCGTGTTGAATGCCACGAACACCGAACCCGCGCGCGTGATCGCGTTGGCAGTGGCCGCGGCAATCGCATCGCTGATCGGGTTTGTCGCCGTCGCGTCCTTGACCTGCACGGTATTACCGGCGCCGGCCGTGTCCTTGCGGACGATGACATCGACGATCTCGATCTTGTCCGGTGTGGTCACGGTGAACGTTTGAGTTGCCGCGCCCGTCGGGAACAGCAGGTCGAAGTGCACCAGCGAAGACGCGTTTTGGATGGTCGGTCCGACGACGCCGATCGGCGTGATCGCACCGAGCGCTACGCCGACGCCAGCGAAGAATGGGTTACCCGGATCCGTGATGATCGCGGCTTTGCCGGCAATCGCGGTGGGAAGGAATGCATTGGGATCAATAGTCATGGATTCATGTCCTTTCTTTGGGTCGCGCGCCTTACGGCAGGATTCCCATGACGTTCCAACCCGGACCGCGGTTGGAGAGGTTGACGTACTCGCCGATACGAGCCTCGATGGCGTCCGCGTTTTCGGAGACCTTGAGGATCGAGCCGGTGCGCTTCTGCAAAAACATCGGCGCGGTGCCGGCAGAGAACAGCGTCCAGGTGTCGATCTGAAGACCGAACACGCGCTTGATGGGACACACGCGATCCGTGAGGATCGTGACCTCCTTGCCGTTGAGGCTGACGTTCCAGCCCTTGTAGCCGACCTCGGCATCGCCGTCGTAGTCCTGGGCCTTGCTGATGACCCACTTGCCCTCGAGCTGCTTCGTCAAGTCGGCAGTCGCCAACGGGTGCATCACGATGAAGTCGAGGTTGGCGCCGAAGTGATCGGCCTTGGCCATCATGTCGATCAGAACCTCGTGCACCGGTGCGCCGCTCGCGGACGCGTCGACCCGCAGGCCGCCGAGCATTTCAGGTTCGATCGAGCGATCTTGGCCATAGAACAGCGTCGACGTCGGATTGGCATCCGGGATCCAGTCGCGCATGCCGGAGATCGCGAGGCCGTAGTCGCCGGCGAGGAACATAAAGTCGTTGGTAGCCGCGGTCGGCACGCCCGTCGAGATCGGCGTGGTGAACGTGACCGTACCCGCCGAGCGCTGGACGCTCAGGATCTGCAGCGAGCCGGGCTTGAGCGTGCCGGTTCCGTCGGTCGCCGAGAGCACGACGGTGTCGTTCTTGACGTAGGCCCACGCGTCGGCAGGATCGAGCAGCGATAGCACTGCCGATCCGAACGACGTGTTGGTCATGACGCCGGCCGATCCGCCCGAGGTGCGGAACAGGCGGAAGTTGAGATAGTTCGCTTCGGCCTCGATGCCACGATCGAGCTCGTCGATCATGTCTTCGAATGCGTCTTCGGCGCCGGTGTCGGTCGCCTCGACGAGCTCGGTCGACATCTTCGCGAGTCGATAGTGACTCTTGCGCTGGACGGTGAAGACACCGAAGCCAGACGCGTTGTTGGTCGCCGCCATCGCGGTGCCGAAGTCCGACGAGCCACCACCCGGATACGAGATCCGGATCGGCTGCGTCCAGGACCGGCCACCAGCGGAGGTGACGGTCCGTTTGTTTTTCTTTGACAAAATACCGAAAAGCGTATTTTGCTGCGCGGCCAGATTCATCAATGGCCCGGGTGCGTAGTTTTGCTTGAGCACCCCGTCTGCGGTGGCCAACGTATCACCTTGTAATGTCATCAGATTTCCGTCTTCGACTGCTTTGCAGTCAGTTCAGAGTGGTTGTTTACGAACCGCGTCTGAGTCGAAATCTGAAGACCTGGTCAGATCAAACCTGGTGACCCTTGTCGCTCACGAGAACGCTAATCGATCTATTTCTTACCTGCAAGAGATAGTGCTAGTCGCTTGGCGACTGCCTGTTCACGCTTTGTAGTGCTGATTCGATTCTTAGATTCATCAGTGTGATGTTTTCCTAAGAATGGACGATTGGATCCTTCGGCCATATTGCGATGGCGTTGCCTCATTGCCTCGCTTAGTTTTGCCCGTGTCTCGTCGGTGATCCTCGACGGGTTCGCGCGCTTAGTCGCGCTGATCTTCGCCTTCTGCTCAGCACTCATAGTCTTGCCGTAGTTCGGATTCTTCTCACCGGCCTGCACTCCGATGTGCGCTGCGCTCAACTTTGCGCGCAATTCAGGAGATGCCTTCAGACCTCGTGTCGGATTGCCTGCCCCAAGCATCCGCTCACGCAGCATTTGCTTGTATGCCTCGGAGTGTTTCGGCTTGCCGCGGTTCGCAGCGCCGATCTTCGCGGCGTGATCCGGGGTCCTGGTCTTCTTTGGCACACACAGCGCAGCGCGATGTTCTTCCGACTTCGGGATCCCCTTACCGACCGACTTGCCCATCTTCGCCGCCGATATCTTCGCGCCATGCTCAGGCGTCCTTACGAGCCCACGCAGTCCGTCGCCACCGTCTGTCCCATTCGTCAGCGGCCATCCAGCGGCGCGACCGTGTGCAATCCAACGCATCTCCGCAGCATCGAGTGCGCCCCACTCGATCGCCGGATCGTAGTGATTCAGTAGCGGTGGGACGGCTTCGTCGGGATCTGCGATGTGCTGCAACACCTCAACCCCGGGTACGAGCCCGGCATCGAAGATGCGACGCACGGCAAGTCCTTTCAGCGTCTGCTCCTTGCGAGCGAACGGCGTGAAGTGCTCCTTGCAGCGCTCCAGCCCTCGCGACGACTGCCCCACATAGAACCGCTCACCCGTACGTGGGTCCACGAGCGCGTAGATCAGAAACAGGCTCACTTCGCAACTGCCGCGTTGCAGCAGTCGCGCACCCACTGCGCCATTGATCGCCTGGACGTCAGGGCTGCTTCTTGCCACTCCTTGGATTCGGCCGGCGAGATTCGGAGCTGGAACACAACGGTCTTCAGGAAGCGCTTCGGTTTGGCCACAACCGATTGTAGCTACAAATACAGCTACCGCAAGCGATCTATTGCGTCTTGCCAGCCAGCGCAGCCCTGAATGCGGCCCTTGTATTCTCCATCTGCCGTTCCCGACTCCACTTCTGGTTTCCGCCAGGCGTGGTGATCACCGCGGACTTGGCGACCGCAGCGACCGGCGCAGCCGCAACAACGGGCTTCGCGACTGCTGCCGCCGGCTTTACACCGCCGAGCAGCGCGCTGCGCTTGCCGTAGTACTTCTCGGCCTCGGTCTTGAGATAGTCGTTCGCCTGTTTGGCGGCTTCCTGCCACGATAGCTGTGTGCCGTCACGCGTGAAGGTCGCGCGAATCACGTCGACAATCGCATGGCCGGGATTGTCCTCGGCAGCGAGCCACGGATACGCCTTCATGGCGGCCGAGTCCTGCGGCTTGCCATCGGCGTCAGCTACGTGACGGAACTGGTCCGACAGCGACGACGCGGCCTTGCCCCACTCTTGCTCGACTCGCTCGGTCTCCTGTTTCTCGGTCGCGGAGACACGCTCCTTCTCGGCACGCGCAGTGGCCTCGGCCTCCTTGCGGGACATGATCGTCTTGTGCGTGCGGACCATCTTCTTGGCCTGGGCGGCCTCGAGCTTGATCCGAACGTTCTCGGGCAGCGGCACGCCGAGCACGTCGCCGGACAGCATCGTGATGAGGTCGGCCACCTCCGATTTGAATTCCTCGTCGCTCATCTTGTCAGCGCGCATCGCCTCGAAGGTATTGCGCAGCCACGATGGCGCGTTGTCGATGTAGCTCTCGAGGTCGGGCACCTGCGACGGCGCAGCGGCCAATGCGACAGCCTCGGGCTTCGCCTTGGACTTTTCAAACTCGGCACGTTCGGCCGCGAGCTGCTCGCGTTCGCGCTTTGCCGCCTCGCGCATCTGGCGCACTTCGGGATCGAGCGACGGTGCAGGCGGCTTCGCAGCCTCGGCGGCGGGTGCGTCGGCAGCTGCGGCCTTGGCCTTCGCGATGTCCGCCAGCGCCGCGAGCGGCTTGGCCTCTGGAATCATCGGCGCTTCGGGATCGAGGTCGTCGACCTCGGTCGGTGGCTTGTTGGCCGCCTCGGCCTTGCGCGTTACAATGGCCTCGGCAAACGCCTTGCGAGCCGCTTGAGTCCGGTGTGCGGCGCGGTTGGTACGCTGTACGGGCGCGTCCGTCGTCGACGAGCTGTCGATGCCGCCCTGCTTGGCGTCGCTGCCGCGCGGGGCGTCGGTCTCGGGCGCGTCCGCCGCTTCGGAGTCTGCAGAGCCTTCGGGAAATTCGTCATCACTCATCGATCACCTGTGGGTCCTGGGTAAATTCGGCTGCGTCGTGCTCTTGGATCTGGTCGTGTCGCCATGGCACCGGCATCGCGTTGGGAACGCATAGCCACAGATTCTTGTCCTGCTCGACGGCGTAGACGCGACGACCTGTGCATCGCGGGCACGGATCGCCGAGCGTGAAGCGCGAGACGTCGATCGGCAGCGCAGGGCCGAGGGCGCGCACGATGCGTTCGAAGTCCTCGAGGCTCATGACGGGTTGAGTAAGGCCGGTCACTGTGGCGGCATCCCAGCCGGCATTGGCGGGCCAGGCGGTGGACCACCTGCACCCATGAGATCGCCGGCGTTGCTCTGAGCGACCAGATTGTTTGCCTGCGAGCCTGCGAGCGACGGTGCGCCTTGCTTGGCGAGATCGTCGAGTCGTTTGCAGTCCGCCAGGAAGTCGCGGAAGCGCTGCAGGATCGCCTCGTGTTTCTCGATCGCATTCGAATTGCTGTCTGAAGGTCGTTTGGACTTGGCCTCCTCGAGCTCGCCGGTTGCGAGTACCTTGGCGAGTGAAAGATTGATCTCAGGATCTGGCGCGCACTCGATGTACGGCACGCTCGTATCGCTCAAGTCCGATAGACATCGCTCGATGCGATGCACCGGGCCGAGGATCCCGCGGTTTGCGCGCGCGATATCAGGCTCGTCAAAGAGCGCTGCGGTCAGCGACGGATCTGGAATCAATCCGGCCTTGGCCGCCTCGTTGATCTCGTTGAGCTTGCCGCCGCGCGTCCCAGTAATAAAATTCTCGGGCTCGAGCGACAGGTGGTAATCACCGCCGTCGATGTCGACATCGGGCCACGCGTTGTCGCGAATCCATGCGGCCAACTTCTTCTTGGAGATCGGCTCGGGCTGCTCCGGAAACATCCTCTCAACCTTGCCGTTCGCTTCGTCGTGCATCATCCGTGCGCCATCGACGTGGCGCTGACCGATCTGCACGCGCCATTGCTGATAGCCCGACTCGACGTGCGCGAACCGATCGGATTGCTGATCATCCATCGTGTCGAGCGCCTTGCCGCTGGGCGTGCCGCCGAGAGGCGCCTTCGATTGCTGGGCCCACGCCGAGATGCCGCTCGTGGCGTCCATCTCGCCGAGGATCTGAAACGCGATACCCCACGCTTGCGAGCTCACCGGATTCGGTGCGATGTACTGCGGCATCGCGCCGTCGTGCTCGATGATCGCCGGGTGACGTGCCTTTAGGTGATGCTTGTTAGCGCCGCCGGTCCGCGGCTGGAACACTTTGAGTTGCGAACCGTGGTGCAGCGCTTCGCGAGCATCCTGGAGGATGTCGTTCACCATGCCCTGAGCTTCGCTCTGCTCGTAGACCAGCCCCGTGCCGCGACCGATGCCGCGCGTGGGCGCCGACCAGTACACCGGCACGAGCGGATCACGCAGACAACTCCACGGCGCTCGAGCGATGCACTTGTTTCGCAGGCACATCACCCACTGGCCATCGTCGGCACCAGGTGCGCTCGGCGGGTGCCAGCTCTCGGCGACCTCGACCATGTCGGCCATGTTCGGCCCGACGTATGTGTAGGCCATCCATGCGTCGACGCGAGTGAACGGCACCGCCGCGCGAATCTCTTTCTCCATCGACGGGAAGCGCTCGCACAACGCGTCGCGATTCTCCGGTCGGACATGCGCGCGGTGGCTGCACTTGCCGTACAGCGCCTCGCGTTGGTCGTAGATCACCTCGTAGGACGGTACGCGCTGAAACTCGGTGTCGCCGCCGATGCGCTCGACCTTGCCGTACGCTGTGCCTCTGATAATGAAGTCTCGAATGATGAGCGGTGCGGCGATCTCCATCTCGCCAGACCCCATCTTGCGACGCAACACACGCGACTGCTCGCGAGCGAATCGCGCCTCGGCGTAGTCGGCGTCGTCGGCGCTGATCACCGGCATCGAGCGGACCTTGGTGAGCCGTGCCGTACCGGTGTCGACGAGCGACTTGATCTTGTTGATCGGATTGCGTCCCATCCCGCCGCCGGTCCAGCGACCACCAGCACCGAGGCGACCGCCTCCGGAAATCGGCGTGTCGGAGTAAATCGCCTCCGAAACTAAATCGCCGATCGCATCGGTCGACCACGTTGCACGCTGGCGATCAATCCACTGCCACAACGTTTGGCGAGCCTGATCGCCAGTCGGTGCCATCCACCATTTTAGATAGGTGACCTCGTCGCGGGACGCGCGACGCTTCGGCGAAACGACTGGATACTCACGGACGGCATTGCCGTCTGGGGTAATTACTTTACGCCGGGCCATGGCCAGTGCCGATCAAGTGCTGGGTTGGTAGCCGCGCAATAGTCGTCATTGTGGTCATACTAACCGATTGCGATACGCAATCGTTAACCATCACTCAGTGCCTCATCCGGGATCATGTCGCTCGCCTTTGAGCTCGGCTGCCGCAACAGGTCGGCGCCGTAGCGCTCGTACATCGACGGGCGATCGGGCTCGGGTTTCGCGGGCTCGAACTCGGCCATCTGCAGGTCGACGACGCCGTCGAGGGTGATGCCACCGGCGGAGATGGTTGAGAACGAGATGCGCTCGGCGCGGAGCCATTGCACGAGAGTTTGAAATTGCTTTGTGGTCATGGTTCGATCGTCCTAGGCGTCACGGGCCAGTGCTTCACGTAGTACGTGTCGCCATTCCATCGCTCACGTGGTGCTTCATCGATGGCCTTGGCCTTGGCGGCTTCGGCTGACTCCTGCGTAATGTGGATCGAGATCATTTTCTCGCCCGGACAACACACGTTTCCGTCGTCGCAGCTCAAGACCCAGACGCCGTTGCCGACCGCGCACGGATTCCCACAGTCGACACAGTTATAGTGGCTCATGCCATCCCTCTGCGTCGCCACGGTTGGTCGAATTCCTCGTCTAGATCTTCCTCGAGCTCGGCGGCCTGGCGAGCGAACGCCGCGGGTGTGCCCGCGACGGGCTTCGCATCCTCTGGCCGTGATCGATAGGCATACGACGCACGATGCGAATACAGGCTTGCGTCGCAGTTGTGCACGAGGATTCCGTTGGCGAAGTACTCGTGCTCGCCGTCAACCGATAGGTTGTACACGGAAGCCACGCGCCCGGTTCGTTCGACGCGTGCGACACGATCGAGAACAACAGCCGAGCTTGCGATATCGGTTGACGCGAAACGCTTTGCTGCACTCTGGACAGATCCTGTCCTCGTCGTCGATTCCGCTGTCTCGCCTGCGTTTGGCGTGACATCGCATGCTGCATACCTCCGCGCCGGAGACCTTGCTTTTGAATCCTGATTCGCAGACGACGCACTTGCAGTCATGGAATGCTCGATTGGCCATGACTTCGATTCCATGAGTGACATGCCAAGCTCGTCCCTTCGGTGACCGATGCCATGCCTTTGCGGCTGGCACTGCGAATTTGACAACGTTGCGTGTTGCTTCAGCGACTCGCGCCGGTTTGAGCATGTGCTCTCTGAGATGTTCAGATCCGTCAA